TGTTCGAGAGTATTAAGGCTGGCGGCAAGGGCGGTGCTCCGGGGCAGTGGAGTGCCCGTAAGGCTCAGATGCTGGCTATGCAGTATAAGAAAGCAGGCGGTGGATACAAAGATTAAATTCCCCATCTATGACGCTAATCAGGATGGGAATGTTTTTGAATGGTTAATTAGTACAGCCCAAGACTTTAGGAAGATTAGGCAGAGAGAACGATATGTCGAACTTGAAAAAGCCGCAGCAAAGTCTGAAAGCATGGACTCAACAAAAGTGGAGAACTAAAAGTGGCAAACCTTCTACGCAAGGATCGCAGGCTACAGGGGAAAGATACCTCCCAAGCAGCGCCATCAAAGCGCTCTCCTCGCAAGAGTACGCCGCGACCACAAAAGCCAAAAGAGCCGGAAAAGCAGCCGGAAAGCAGTTCGTCGCCCAGCCCAAGAACGTGGCTGCAAAAACTGCTAGGCATAGGAAAGTAAAATGAGCACTACCGGAACGACTAACTTTAATCTGCAACTCAACGAACTCGTTGAAGAGGCGTTTGAGCGGGCCGGTGCTGAGTTACGCACGGGCTATGAGTTACGCACTGCGCGTCGTTCCCTTAACTTATTGACGATTGAGTGGGCTAACCGGGGTATTAACCTCTGGACGGTTGAGCAGGGCCAGATTCCGATGGTTCAGGGGCAGATAACCTACCCCCTGCCTATAGATACGATTGATCTGATGGACATGGTGATCCGTACCCAGACCGGTATTAATCAGTCCGACATCAATATCAACCGGATTTCTAGCAGCACCTACTCAACAATCCCTAATAAAAACGCTCAAGGCCGACCCATTCAGGTCTGGATCAACCGGCAGACTGGGTACAGTTATCTCTCTAATGTCACCCTGAGTGGCAACATTACGGCTACAGATACGACCATAACCTTGAGTTCTACGGCTGACTTAGCCAACGTAGGTTATATTCAGATTGGATCAGAGGTTATCGGGTACAGTGGAGTCAGCGTAACTGCTCCCCTAAACCAACTCCAGAACTGCGTTCGGGGTGTCAACGGTACAACGGCTGCTGCCCATACATCGGGTGCGGCAATCACGGTACAGAACCTACCCTCGGTTAACGTATGGCCCTCCCCAGATCAGGGATCGGCAACTGCCCCCTACTACACCTTTGTTTACTGGCGGTTACGCCGGATGCAGGATGCGGGTAATGGCACGGCTACCGAAGATATCCCGTTCCGCCTTCTGCCTTGCCTAGTGGCAGGGCTTGCGTACTACATTGCTATGAAGATTCCAGAAGGGGCGGCTAGGTTAGATATGCTGAAAGCGGCTTACGAAGAGCAATGGTTATTGGCTTCAAGTGAGGATCGTGAAAAGGCTGGGTTGCGGTTGTCGCCCCGGCAGTATTTTTATTGATGGTGGGCTATGTCAGGGCCAAAATTTGCTTCTGGTAAATGGGCGATTTCTGAGTGTGATCGTTGTGGATTTCAGTATAAATTAAAGGAATTGAAAAAGTTAGTTATTAAAACAAAAAATATAAACTTACTTGTATGCCCGACATGTTTTGAGCCAGATCAACCACAGTTGCAGTTAGGGATGTATCCTGTATACGACCCGCAGGCTTTGCAGAACCCAAGGAAAGATACCAGTTATACACAGGCAGGTCTTAATGGAACACAAGTTGAAAACATTAGCCCACCTGATCCAGATGCAACCGATGCTTTTGGTATGCCGTCTGGAGGTAGTAGGATTATCCAGTGGGGGTGGAACCCTGTTGGCGGAGCAAGAGATAATGGATTAACGCCCAATAATTTAGTTGCACAGGGCAGTGTTGGAACCGTAACAGTAACTACTTAAGGAGTTTGAAATGGATATGAAAGCAGCATTGAAGGCACATATGGCTAAAAAGGGCGCTAAGGCTCACCCCGATTCCAATGTGAAGAAGTTGGCTAAGGGTGGTAAGACTAATGCTCAAATGAAGGCTATGGGCCGTAATTTGGCAAAAATTGCCAACCAGAAAAAACCCATGTCAATGGTTCGTAAAACGGGGATCTAATATGGATAAGCCAGTCAAACAAATACCTATCGTACCCAATAACAACGGGTACCCAAATAACGTGCCTAACACCCAGACGATGCGTACTCGTGGTACTAAAAACACCACCCGGGGTAATAGCAACAGCAAAAAGATGGGCTAAATGAACTACACCGAACTAACCGCTGCAATCAAGGCTTATTGTGAGAATGACTTCCCACAGGTAGTGGGGTCAGGCGGTCTTACGTCTGCTGATCAGATAGCAACATTTGTTCAGAATGCTGAAGAACGGATCTATAACTCTGTTCAGATCCCAGCCATTCGTAAGAATATGACGGGTGCCACAACTTCCGGCAATAAGTACTTGGCATTGCCACCGGATTGGCTCTCCACATTCTCCCTAGCGGTGGTTTGTAATGGCCCGACTACCCTCCCAGACGGGCGGGTTTTTGCTTCCGGGGACTATCTGTACCTGCTGAATAAGGATGTGAACTTCATTCGTGAGGCATATCCAAGCCAGACAGATACGGGTTTACCCATCTATTACGCTGTGTTTGACTACAACACGTTCATTCTTGGGCCAATGCCAAACTCAAACTACACGGTTGAGTTGCATTACTTCTACTACCCGCCTTCGATTGTGACGGCTGGTACGTCGTGGCTTGGGGATAACTTTGAGTCTGTCCTTCTATATGGCTCCATGCTTGAAGCGGCTGCGTTTATGAAGTCCGATAAAGATGTTTTGGATAATTACACCACCCGCTATAACGAGGCATTATCGCTACTCAAGATGTTGGGCGATGCCAAGGATCGTCAGGACGCCTATCGTTCTGGTCAGGTGAGGTACCCGGTCAAATGATCCCTGATCTGTCCGGCAAGAAGATCGCAATCGTGGCTATGGGTAAGTCCCATAATCAATTTGTGCTGGCTAAAACCCACTCCCAGCCGATTGATGAGGTCTGGGCAATCAATGCTATGGCAGGCGTTATCTATCACGACAGGGTGTTTATGATGGATCCAGCGAGCCGGTTCTTGGATTCAGATGACGCTGGCACCCAGACTGGGATTATGCGGTCTGTACTAGCCAGCCATCCCGGCCCGATCTATACCTGCGAGTTAGATGACCGTTGCCCCGGATTGGTGAATTTCCCACTTGATGAGGTCATGAATGCCTGCGGGACGGGGTACTTCAATAACACGGTGGCTTACGCTATTGGATATGGCATTGCAGCAAAAGTGGCTGAGATGCACCTGTACGGGATTGACTTCTCCTACAAGAAGGTTGTGCATTTTGCCGAGGCCGGACGGGCCTGCTGTGAGTTTCTGCTGGCTAAGGCTATGGAGCGTGGCATCAAGGTTGGAATTGCTCAGGGGTCTTCTTTACTAGATACAAATGAGCCAATAGCAAGTAAACTCTATGGGTATCACAGACTGGCTGAACCATTGGTGGTAGGCATTGAAGACGATAAGTTTGTGACCAAAAAGTATTCGGAAATCAAAGATTCTTTAGAACCACAGGAGCCTGAGTACCGTGCTCCAGAAGCGCTGAGGACTTAATGTTTGAAGTAAAGATGGGGCAGATCCATAGCCCAATGATTAAAACCAGCGACTTTGGTGGCTTGCCGCTAGAGGATTTGGCTGAGGTATGCGCCGACAAGATTTTGGGTGTGGCTGACTCTGCCCCTCCGGCTATCCGTGAGCAGGCTAAGTATTTCCGGCAACAGATTGAAAAGACAATTTTTGAGTATTTAAAGAGGGCAGCGCAGTCTGAGAGGGCTACCTGTATTCAAGTTTGTGTTCAGGGCGGGGAAGAAAAAGCCGCTCATTTATTAAGGAGAAGTTAAATGGCTTTCACCGGTAATTTCATGCCAACATCTTTCAAGGTAGAAATCCTGAAGGGTGTACACAATTTTTCAACCGGCTCCGGTCAGACCTTTAAACTGGCTATGTATAACAACAGCGCTTCGTTTACTGCTGCGACCACGGCTTACACCACAACCAACGAAGTAGCGGCTTCTGGCTCTTATGTGGCTGGTGGCGGCACGCTGACTAAAGTAACTCCAGTATCTTCTGGAACCACGGCGTTTACCGACTTTGCTGACATCTCGTTTACCACGGCAACAATTACCGCTTACGGCGCCATGATCTATAACGACACGGCTACGGGTAATCCCGCAGTAGCGATTCTGGATTTTGGTGGTGCTAAGACTTCGACTTCGGGGACTTTTACCGTGATATTTCCCGCTGCTACTGCAACTGGAGCCATTATTCGGATTGCTTGATGAAAACCTGCGTAACGTGCCAAAACACTAAGTCTTTAAGCGAATTTTACAAACGTAAAGATTCGCCAGACGGCTATAGAAACGACTGCAAAGACTGTCGTAAGGCACGTTCGCTTAAAAACTTCTATGCTGACCCAGATTTATGCAAAATTTCGAGAAAAATATTTAGCCGTTTCTCGTGTTTATTATTCTAAACACGCTGATAAAATTAAAGCCCGACAGCGCCTTTGGAGTAAACAAAATCGGGGTGCCGCAAATGCATTAGGTAAAAAGTACAAACTAAAGAAACGCAACGCTACTCCAAACTGGTTAACCAATGAGCAAGTAGAGCATATGCAGTGTTTGTATAAAGTAGCCGCCATGTATACGGCTGAAGGTTTAGATATTTGGCACGTGGATCATATTGTCCCAATACGGGGCAAAGACGTATGTGGGTTGCACGTTCCTTGGAATTTGAGGATTATTACTGCTTCTGAAAATTTACGGAAAGGTAATAAATTTAGTATGGGTACGAGGGCGTAAATGTGGCGACAATTAGTGGCTGGGGAAAAGGTTCTTGGGGGCAAACCCCTTGGGGATCTGACCAAACCAACGTCGAAGTTCCGCTTGGTGGGTGGGGCTATGACGGCTGGGGCACAACCGCTTGGGGTGTTGGCGGCGGTGTCCAAGCAACCGGCGCTGTTGGATCAGTCACAGTCCAAACGCAAGTCAGCGTCAATGTCAATGTTACCGGCGTATCTGCGGCAGGAGCAGTTGGTCAGGTACTTGTCTCTGGCGATGCAAACGTCGCAGTCACCGGTGTTCAGGGACAGGGATTCATCGGGCAAGTCCAAACAGCCAGCGGCGCTTCTGTCACCCTTACGGGGGTCCAAGGCAACGGGTTCATCGGACAGGCCGCAGTCAGTGGTAGTGCAAATACCAGCGTCACAGGGGTCTCAGGTAGCGGTTCTGTTGG